CTGCATTGTCTGAACGTGGGCCAAACAAAGCGTAGTACTTGGGGACACTCGTATCATTTGCTGTAGGGTACGCTTGACGAATAAAGTTGACGTCTTTGTTAAGCAAGTACTCGTACGTACCCGTATTCATATCGCCGCCCACCACATCCGTCACAACAGCCAAAGAATACACGGCTAAGAAATCTGTGGGGCACTGCAAATATTTGTTATTCGCCGTCATCTGCCCATACACGTTCTTGCGTATAGACGGAAACTGAACGGTGTTGTAAATACGCTGCTCAGCCTGCTGAACGAACACAGGGATATTAGCCACGAAATCTGCTTCCGTGTTCTCCGTGTACGCCTGAATAGCAGCGCTGAGTGCGGCGTAATTCATGCCATTGGGCCTCGTGCCATCAAGCCTTTAGTCGCTGCACCTGTGCCGCGAACTTTGATGCCTGAAGTTTTAGTTTCATTCTGGCCGTTGTTGTAGTTACCAACACTCATCTTCATGGTGCTAAGGCTACTGATGCTGGAATCTTTGCCGGGGTTTTCCGACATCACCAGAGGCTTGCCATTCATTTTGTGCGGTGCAGCATAAGTAGCGGCGTCGCCAACTTCTTTACCCATCATCTTTTTGCTAAATTTAGCCATAATTAACCTCGCATTTGGTTAGCAACTTTGGCCAAGTTACGGCCCATTTTCAACATGTCAGCATCGGTTTTACCACCTTTGCCTTTGCCGCCTTTAGCGCCGCTCTGAATACCAACGGTAGGGCCACTATCACCAAGGTTTTTACCCTCAGTTTTGCCTTTTTTGGTAATTCCATCTGCTGCTGTTTTGTATCCCATTTTAATCTCCTAAGTAACTGTTACCGTAACTGTACCAACAAATGTCGTCGCCACCAAGTAGTTTGGCGTTAGACCCGCATCAAAATTACTTGAACCACCAACCGGGGCCCAACCCCGCTGAATATCCCGAGAGCCACCAGTCAGACTGCCGTTAGCGTTAACTCCTGCCGTAACGTAGGTCGTATCATGACGGGGATTACGCACAGCTTGCGGGTCATCAACTGGATACATACCCAACTGCAACTGCGGTTGATCGGGATCCCAGCACTCGGGGCAAACCAACAAGTCGTAATTTTTTGTCTTGATGATCTCTTTACGAAGCAATTTTAATTTGTACTGCTGGCCACACCTATCGCACATGGCGATACTGTTCTTACCGGAAGCAAACCTATTACCCATTTACGTACCACCGCCAATAAACATCTGACGGGGCACAAACCGTAGCGAAGCGTGTTCTTGATCTTCACCTGCGGCTAACTGCCAAGCTTCGTCGTATTGGACTTTGAGGACTTCCAAACGCTGAGCGCCGTTCTCTACCTTAAGCGCAAGATAGTAGGCAAGTCCAGCAACCAAGCAGGGTAAGAAACGGAAAGGCACATCCATAGTCCGAGCGCCGCCACCTGCGTCATCAATACGGCGCATACGCCAATAAACAAACTGATACGTTGTGCTGTTGTCAGGTGTCGGCCAAACAGTTACGGATGGCAAGTTTTGTGAATAAACAGAAACGCCTGTTGAATGTGCTGCGGCAGTCGTGCCGTTTTGCCCACGGAAGCAGTTGTTAAGCACGTTGCCGGAGATATAGCCGTATTGGATAGTCTCGTTTTCAATTAACAAAAACCCTGTAGCTGGGAGTCCAGCGGCATTAGTTAACGTAATTGTAGTGGCCGTAGCTGTTATTCCACCATTTAATGTAGTCCCTATGGATGATGTTTGGCCATCCAGACGTTGAAACCACACCTGAATTGGGCGGGCTTGTTGCAATTTGTTAGGGATTGTGGCGTAAGTAGAAACACTAATACGCGTTATGGTCAAGTCAGCCTGCGTAGATGCATTACCCGCGCCTGTGCGAATGACATGCTCAAGTAGATCCACCGTGTCTACGGGTAATGCATAGCTGTTTAGACCCGGAGTCAGGTTAATTGTTCCTTGCTCAAACGTCCACATGTTGATGCCACGGTTTGCCCAATCAGCGAACAACAAATTCAATGAACGGCGGGCCGTACGTAAGTCGTAGCCCGTGCGAAGTTCGGAGCCCGCACGCTCAAATGCTTCCTCGACAATCTCATTGAGGTCAAGATTAAACGCTGCGGTTCCTGAAGTGGTCATTTAAAGCTCTTAAGAGTTTTAGCCAAACGTGCACGCTGCCCCATTTTACCGGGGGCTTTAGCAGCCTTAGCTAATTTTTTAGCTGGGATTTTTTCACCGGCTTTAACACCCAAAGATGCACGCAATGCGCCGGGCTTCTTAATTGCCTTTTGGATAAAGTTTTTTGTAGCGCCGCCTTTTTTCATGCCGCCAACGCCACGACCTTTAAGGATGTCTGCTTGGGTAACTTTACCGTCACCAGTAAGATCAGGAAACTTTGCCATTATCTAAACCCCGCTGTTTTCTTTGCAATAGATTTTGGTTGCGCTACGAATTGTTTTCCGGCTTTTTTGCCAGCACGTTTTGCACGCGTTGTCGCAGCATACTCACTTGGACTGAGACTTTTAATCGCAGCAGAAGGAAGGTATCTTTCACCTGTGTCAGAAGATTTTTTACCACTTTTGGTTCTCCATTTTTGGTCGCCCCAATCCTTCAAAGACTGTTGCGGTTTAGCCAATCCACCACCGGCCATTTTTTTCTTACCGGCACAATGCGCCTTCTGTGAAAACCCTTTGGGGTTATCGCAATCAATCGACGCTTTGTATTTTTTTGACCATGTCATTTATAGCCACCACCTGCGGCTTTGTAGCGCTTGGCCATTAGCTGAGCCTTACGAGCTGACCACTGGCCTGCACCTGTACCCTGTACTGCGGCAGCTTTGACGCTGTTAAAAATACGTTTGCGTAACTCAGGCTTAGTATAGTTGCCAGCAGCGTTTACCTTAGACTTTACTTTGCCGCCCTCTTTGTACTGGGTAAAATCAGTGTCATCCCGACGAGCTTTACGCTTGCCCTTGGGCATTTTGCTTGGGCTAATATCGCCCATTCCACGGGATGCCATCATAGTTACACCATCTTTCCGCGAGTTTTACCTTTAGTACAGCAGCCATCAGCACGGCTAGAGGCGGTCACACCACCCTTAGCTTTTTTGCTTACGGATGCACCATCAATATCCTGTGGTACAGGCATGCCCTCACGGAAGACTGAATCTTTAGGTGCAGGCTTCTTAGGGGCTAGAGTCTTAGGCGCTGGTTTTCTAACCGCTGGCTTTTTAGAAGCCGGTGCGCCTTCGGGATCCATAGGCGGTTGCCCCATTTCAGCGGTGTAGACTGGATCAGCCATAACTTAGCACATCTTCCCGCGAGTCTTACCTTTTACAGCAATACCGTCGGCGCGTTTAGAAGCTGAAGAAGCCATACCACCAGAAGCCATTTTCTTAGCCTTAGCCTCGCCGCCTTTTTTCATACCAAAAGCAGCACGCAAGCGTTGGCTAACTGAACGTGTATCGGTTTTACCGCTACCAGACCTAGCACTATCACGGCTCATCTTCATACGCTCAGATACGGACATTTTGGTTTTATCCGTTGGGGCTATTTGTGATTCTTCAAACTCACGACGGCCACTTTTAATATTAGAGGGGTCAATAAGTTTAGTGGCTGATTTAGCAGTGGTTTTAAGCGTAGCTTTGGGTGTTGCTTTTACAGTTCTGCTAGAACCTGCGTCGCCAAACTGACCGGCATTTTCTGCAACGCTAGCATCACCTGCTTCTTTAAGTGTGGCTTTGGGTTCTGTTTCATAGGCTTTGTTAGCCGTTTCCATTGCGTCTACTTCGCCGCCTTCGTCGTAACGTTTTTTCATGTTAACCCCTTAGCAGGCTTTGCCGCCCATTTTCATCTTAACCATTGTGCCTTTGGTTTTACCCTTAGACGCAACGCCATTTGGTGTTTTACCGGTTTTTACAGCACCCATCTTAGACGGGGCCATGCCACCTGTTTTAAGTTTAGTCATGGTCGCGCCTTTGTGCAAACGGCCTTCGTGTTTGTTCACGGCCTTCTGCATCATGGACTTGTCCATCTTTACATCTTCATGTTTCATCTTTGTAGCCATACCGCCACCTTTCATGATTGACATCTTCCCGTGAAGTGTCTTGGGTTTGTTAACTTTTTGAAGGTCGGGGCGGGACGTATCTGAACCCTTACCAAACTTCATCCCCTTGCTCGCGCCGCTAAACTCTTTAGCAACCGATACCGGTATACCCGCAGCCTTTGCAAACTTCGGATTGTGTGCAGCCGCATCCATGAACTGCTTTTGTTTTTCACTCTTGGCTGGCATCTTTTTTCCTGCGAATTAACTCAGAGAAGGGTTTACCCGCAATCATTTCAGTAATACGCATCACTGTCCAGACCGCGCCAATAAGACCAAATACCGGAGTAAGCATCTCTAAGAAAGCTCCCACGGTTGCAAATAAAGAAACAATATCCAGTGCATTCTTAACTGTGTCGGATTGTGTAGTCATATATACCGCCCTTTTGTCTTGCCTTTTACAGCGCAGCCATCAGCCTCAGTTACATAGCCACCATCCGCGCAGTTCCAAGCCCTTAAAGACTTATTGATGCGTGAGTTCGGATCGTTCGCTGTCTTTGCACTGGTCAGTTTCTTTTTCATGCCACTCATCCTTGCACAGAAGGAGTCGCGCCGTGAGCCGCCTTCCGGCTGGGGACGTTTCAAGTTCATGCCTTGCGCTTTGGCGGAGGCTCGCCCCTTGGCGTTCAAGCCACCCTCGGGGTTTTTGCCTTCTTTGCGAGTCCATGCTGGAGACTTAGCCATAATAAACGGTCAAGTGTGTGTTAGCTGGCATTGAAACGTAAACACCATTAAAAAACTTAATGCCTTCGCCCGGGATTGCTAATGAGTCCAAAGCTTGGTTTGTTGAAACGTTAAGTGCTAAACGAATAGGGCCAGAGTTTGTAGTAGCGTTATCAAAAAATTCAACCTCTCCGGCTACACCGCCGGGGGATATA